AGTGATATGCGTTAAGATCTTGAGCAAATTCTGGAGTCCATTGAGCTTTTAGTTTTCTTGTCTTAGCAACAATTGCTTCAGAAGCAAGTTTAACATCAATCTCAGGAATAGAGATAGAAGTGTCTACTGCTCTAGAAGAATCAGCTTCGAAATCTCCTCTGTCGTTATCTACTGGTTGCTTGTGATAAACAACAGATCCAGTGATACCTCCGTCAGCTTCGATAGTTACAGCAGAAGAAGAAACAACAAAAGTTACAGTAGTACCAGATACAGAAGTAAATTCTGGGTGAGTAGTAACGTCGGTAGATCCAGATAATAGACGGAATGCACGAGCACCTAATAGGTCAGCGTTAAGTCCGCTAAGATCCTTAGCAACAGTTACAAAGCTACCGGTTAGGTCAACATCGTATCCTACGTTAGCAAGACCTGCAGATCCAGTTCCTGTTTGAACAGCTGCAGAAGCAGAGTTGATTGAGTATCCAAACTGACCGGCTCCGTAAAGACCACCGCTTACTTCTTCGTCAATAGACATTTTGTTAGAAGCAGATGATACGTTACCGTACATGTTGTCTCCGTCAGTTCTTCCATTTCTAGTATCTCCATATTTGAAATCTAGATAAAATACTAGCCCAGAAGGCAAGTTCATTGGTTGTACAGAAACAAAGTCCTGTGCAACGATTTGAGCAAATACTTTTCTTACGAGAGGTAGAGCTACACCAGCCCACTGCTCACCAGCACCTGCAGTAAAAGTTCCAGTAGAAGTTCCTACATTGTTAGCTTCAGCAACGATTTGCTTTGCTTGGTTTTCTAGAATCATCGCCATGTTGTTTTTATAGCGCTCATCTGTGATACCTTCTAACAATCCGGAAGCACTCCACTTTTCAGCCAAACGAGTAGCATCAGCCTGTAGGCTTTTGTAAGAGTTTGAACTTTCTAATAGTTGATTAATTTCCATGATTTAAATTTAAAATTATTTAATAATTCCAGCTAATTTTTGCATTCTACGAACAGCATCAGATACTTCGTTAATTACTTCTGGTTTAGAAGCAGTAGTCCCAGTAGCTTTAGATGCCATTCCTTTTACTTTTGATTCTGTAACTGTTTCTTTTTTGTTTGCAACAACATTTTCAGAAACTGTTTCAAAAACAAGTTTTACTTCTTTTACTGTTTCGGCTTTATCGAAAGCAGCAATAATGTTAACTTTTTGAGATTCAGTAAGGTTATTTGCCTTAAAGATTTTGTTAACATAAAGTAATTTTGAATTAAGAAGATTAGTTTCGTGAAGATCTTTTTTAAGTTGCTCAATAGTTTCTAGAGCCTCTTTCATTTCACTTTCACTCACAGTACGGTTAATGTTAGTTCCTTCTTCTTCAGGATGAGCAGACTCTTGGTTAGCTGTTGACTTTGCAGTAACATCTTCTTCCATTTTGTCTTCTTCTCCTTGCTTTTCATGAACTTGATCACCTGTGTCATATCCACCTTCTTTGTATGCAGCCATAAATGATCTAACAAAGTTATCTTGATCTTGTCCTGCATCATGATGATCCATAGCTAACTCTCTAGCCATTTCTTCTGCATCTTCAACACTGTAGGTAGCTAAAATATCTTCATTGTCTATAAAAGCAATATATCCGTCTTTAGAGGACATATCGATTTCACCTTTACCCTCAGCTACACTAGCTTCAAGTTCAGCAAGAAGTTCATCAAGATCGATTTCATCTTCTTCTTCTCCAGGTACTTCCATATCGTCAGCAGGTTCTTCGATAGGAGCTTCGTCGCCCATACCTTCGATGTCACCGCCATCCATATCCATACCCATTTCTTCTTCACCGCCGCCCATTTCTTGAGCAATGATGTCTCGAATCATATCCTTAAACTGATCAACAGTTAAGTCTCCTAATTCTTCATCACCTTCTACGGCTTCTTCTTCACCAGCTTCTTCGCCAGCGTCTTCGATTTCCTCAGCTTCGTCCTCTGATTCTTCAGAGTCATCCTCGGCTTCGTCTTCTTCAGCTTCTGCCATTTCTGGAGCTACTGTAAGATCTTCCTCTACTGTTTCGTCTTTTTTGTCTTTATCCATTCCTTCTTCTACTTCATCTTCTTCGATTTCGTTTACTACTTCTTCTACCTCTTCGGACTTGTCTTCCATTTCTTGTAGTTTAGCAGCTAACATATCTTTTAGATGAGGAGTTAAAGTCTCTTCTAAAGCTTCCTTAGCGTTAGCAATAGCGGCTTCACGTACAGATTTTGCTTCAGCAATAGCTTGCTTGAATAAATCTTTGTTTGCCATTATAAAAAAATTTGGATTTGTACGGTTATTAGGAACCGTAATAGAAAAGTTAATATTTTTTCAATATTGATATCTGTCAATATATTCTTATATAAATATATACTAAAATAAAAAACCCGACAAAAAGTCGGGTCTTAAGTGTAGCGGTGTTAAATTCTTATGAATCTAAAATGTCTTTAATTTCTTTTTTGAATACTTCTTCTTTAGTTAAATCAGTTTCTTCCATTGTAGTACCTGATCCTCCTCTAGCTGCTCCTGTTTTTTCGGCAGCACTAAAGTCTTTTCCAAATTCACCTAATTTTCTACAAACAAGATTTTTAGAATTTTTTTCGCACCATCTGTCTACTCCAAGTTTAGTAAGCATAATTGAAGGAATAGCTCCTAAAATACCTACTACTGCTCCTACTGTTGCAGGATCTACGTTTTGAATGAGCTGTAATAAATCTGTAGCTTCATTTATATCCTCTTCCTCTAATCCGAGTTCTTCGTTTTTCTTTTTGTTTTTAGAATGTCCATGAGACTCTGAGGTGAGTACATTAAGTTCATTTACAGGAATATTTTCTACTGTATCCCCGCTTTTAAAGAAAACATCATAATGAGTAACTTCATGTTTACCTTCTGCGTTTTCAACAAGTGTATGTTTTCCTTCGATACATACTCCGTATCCATAAGTTTCATGTACTACATGTGCAGCGCAGTCATGTTCAAAGCCTGGAGCGGCTTCTTCCATATTTTCTTCTTTTCCTTTTTTACCTTCAGCGATGAAGTTTCTCAGATCAAAATTTGTATATTTACTCATGATAAAGTTTTTCTATGTTTATATATAAATATGTTAGTTTTTTTTAAAATAGTTATCCTATAAAGTTTTTAAGGTATCCGACTATCTCACCAGATTTTACTGCATTTAATGCTCCTTTAATAGCAGCACCGGAAATATTTCCAGTAGAAATTTTACCTGCCATTTCAATTGAACCGGCTCCAAGAAGTCCTCCAACTACTAAATAAAATATTCCTTCGGAGACTTTATGTACTGTTTTAGGATCCACATCTTTTGGTAACATAACTTTAACTACCTTTTCTATTACACCGATTAAAAAGTGATGCATTTTATCGGCTATCTTGACTATTTTATCTCCAGTTGCTCCTTTACCCCCAAAAAACTTACTTGCCGTTTTTGTTATTTTACCTATTATTTTAAGAATAGTGGGGCCGGAAAGAATCAGACCTGCTCCTAAAGTTAATGCAGCTTCATCAACTTCTCCATTTTTATCTACTATCTGAGTCTGGTTAGATTGGAGTTCTTTAGCTACTTGAGAAAATGTTTGTTTGAGTGCAGCTTCTAGTTCTTGATCAGATTGCTGTTCAGCGATTACCTCTCTAACAAGTTCTAAAAGTTGAGATTTTTTCATTACGCTCTCAGTATATCGTTTATGATAGAATCTAGATTGTGGTACTTGAAAATTTTTGACTTAACTTCTTGGAGAGTTACTGGGTTCATAAATGCTCCATGTGTGGATGGATTAGAAACAAAATCCCAACATACTAGTTCAAAGTCAGGTTGTACCTCTAAAGTACCTTCGTTTGTTTGTTGAACCGAACCGGTTCCTCTAGATGAAATACCGATTGTATGTCCTGCTTTGATAATCTCTTTAACGATATTACCTGCAGGGGTATTTAATAGTTCTACACGCCCCATTAGATCATCTCCCTTCCACCATAATTCTTTTACTATATGTGAAGCATTTTTAAGCTCAACTACTGGTTTTTCGGGATGATCTAATTCGCCAAAAGCATTACCGTTGTTTACAAACTCTTCGATATACCTTTTAGTTTCACGTTCTAAAATTTCTTTTTTGTAAACTCTACCATTTTGATTCTGGGCAGTTGCTCTCTGCATTATACCCTCAACTTCAAAGACTCCAGGTTTAGATTTGGATTCTGTAATGGTAGGTCTAAATGGCGTAACGTCTACTAATAATTGTGCCATATCTTAAAAGTTTGGTGAAAATACAGTTGCTTTTGGATCCTCAGGTGCTTCTTCTATATCCCCTGCAGCTCTTGCTTGAGCTAACATAGCTGGGTCGATTTGTTTAACTTTAGGTAATTGTAAGTCTTTAGTGAATCCTTTTTTAGTTACTGGACGTAAATCTTGCATGAAGGCTGATTCAATAGCTGGACCAATAAACTGGCCGATTTTTAATCCTTCTTCATTTTCGATATTTCCCATATCGTCGTACACTTTCTGAATCTTGTCTCTTACTTTACCGTAGAAAGATTCTACTTCAGTTACGATGTTCTCTAATGAGTTAATCACTCCTTGTGCTCCATTATATCCTCCAAACTCTTCCATCTTTTGAGAAAGTCTACCGGTAGCAGCTTCGTTAATAACGTCTTCGTTTAAAGTCTTTTTAATAATAGATTTGATAGCTTCTTTTAATTGCTTTTCTTGATCTTTATCTTTTTCTTTAGCTTGATCGTAAGTAGATTTTTTACCGGCTAGTCTATCTTGGGTGTGGGCTCTTTGCATTCTTTTCATTGCATAACCTTCATCCATGAATTCCATTACAGCTTCTATAGCATCTTTAACGCTTGTGCCAGGTTGCTCGTCCATTAGTGCAATGGCATCTTTAGCTATCTGCATAATCTGTTGAGCTTTTTCTTCATTATCGTAGAAGTTATGATCTCCTTCTTGATCTTCATCTACATCCTTACCCATAGCTTTTTTGATAGCTTTGTCTTTAGCAGCCATATAATCATCTGAATCGATGTCTCCATCTCCGTCGTGATCTTTTCCTTTTTTCTCCCTCATATCAGAAGGACCTTCGTAGTTATTATCAATATACTCTTTAAACTCAGTTTTAATATCAGCTCCGTCTAATAGGTCTTGATAATGAGTTTTAATAAAGTCTTCAATAATACCTTTAGTAATATCTGGATAGTTAGTTCTTAAAATTCCGACTACTTTCCCTAATAGGTTCTTTTTAGCGTCTTCAGACATTGATTCATCTTGATGAGGGTAATCATGATCATAAGAATCTTGATCA